AGAACTGCTGAATGGAGTACTTTGTACCCTTGGATCTATACAGAGTGTTAGAAAACTTTGCAGCGGATCTTTTATCAGGGAAGCCCTGAAAGTAAGACTGACCAAGAAGAAGTTCATCTTCAATAAACTGAAGTAAGCTTATATCAGCCTTAGTGATATCTCTCGTGTTGAATAGTTCATCAATGAGACGAGAAGGTGACTGATCGGTGTTCTCAAAATTATAATAGTTTTCTAGAAATGTGACAAGTTTAGGATATTCCGAAACAATAAATTCTGGAAGAGCCTCGTCAACACGATACTCCCTTAAATTTAATTCTCTTCTGCCTAAGTCAGTAAGAGTTTTGTCCGGAACAATATTACTCATTAGTTAATTGCTTCTACTAGAACACCTTTGGCAATAGATGCTGCTTCATCGTAAGAAAGGATATATTGTCTTTCAGGTGTGATTGCACTTTGATTAGAAGGAGTTACTGAGAGTTTGACAAAAGTTCTGTTACCTGAAATTGCATCGACCTTCAAACCAACAATATTTACAGTGCCTGCTGTTGCGTTATAGCTACCGACATTATCAACAGCAGGGAGATTTGTCTCTAGATTGATTACCTGAAGCTTGTTGCTCTCTAGCTGGTTTCTAATCTGACAATTTTGATTATTGAACGTAAACGATGAAGAACGAACCCTGTACTGAACATCATCGGGTGTTGCAATGGCTACAGGGAAAGAGAAAGAATGATCTTGCTCTACCGTAAGAGTAGGTGTAAATCTTTGCTGCATCTTCACTTCAGCACGAGAAGAGAGAATCGCAGGACTTACATCATCGACCAAACTCAACATATTGGATCTTCTAAAAGATTGACCAAACTTACCAACATTCTCTGTGAAGTAAGTCTTAATCGTAGAACGAACCTGCTCTTGAATCGTGTTCAGAGAAAGTGTTGTGAGTCTCGGGTTAAACTGGAAGAAGGTTTCAAGTTCAACAAAAGTTGTAACAGGATCATCAAACTTAAGAATGAAAGATGCTACTGAAAGTTGCTCTGCTAGACTTTGAATGGAGTCTTTTGTGATAGTCTTTCTGTTTTCAGTGACATCATCATTGAACAATACAGACATAAAGACAGTGCCAAACTCAGGCTTCAGATTATCTTCCCCACCCCAGGCAATGATGTCTTTAATAAGTGTCGAGAAGTTACGAAGAACCAAAGCAGAATAATCAGAGTGTGTGACCATTCTGTTTTGTGCTGCATACTGAAATGGCGCATTCTTACGAATAGACTCAATAGATTCTTTCTCACCGCCCCCAGCAGATTTTGCTGTGACAGTTACTGTGGGTGTTCTGCTAACGAGATCAGTGACTTCAATCTGAGACGCAGCTTCAAATACAGTTGCACCGTTCGCAGCAGATCCATTACAGGACAGATAGTCTACCGTGATCTTAGAACCTGCTTTCGGTGTTTGACCTAATGTTGTACCGTTACCAAAAGAAAGCTCGTACATGCCATTAGGCATTTCTTTTAGAATATAGAGAGTAGACAATTCATTAATTGTCGTAGCGTCTAGAATATTCGTATATGTCACAGAAGAAGTAGATGTGGCACTTTCGTAGACACGAATAACTGCGGTATCTATATCAATATTTTCGTCACTGATAATATATACAGTATTCTCATCACTCTTACCTGCGACAAAAGTTCTTTGCTTAGCAGTCCCTTCAAAGACAGGAATAGACTCGTCCCCATCTAGTGTTGCAAATTGATAAAAGCCATTGCCGTCATCAGAAGCAACAATAGTCTCTTGCGTCTGAAAAGTATAGTTTGTCTCGTCAACTGTCGTGGTAAACTTATAGCCCGAAGCAACGCTAATCGTAACTTCTCTGTCTGCTACAGAAGAAAGATTTAGAGACAGCTTTACTCTTGCCTCAGAAGAAGTCTTGGAATCGGGAATGTATCCGATACCCTCAGAAAGAGAGACAAGAGAAGAGCGAAGCTGTGCAGTACCTAGAAAAGATTCATTCAGAGCAAAGTTTGCTGTTAGAGCATTGATATGAGTATTATAAGCAAGTACATCAAGAATATTTGAAAGACCAGATGCTTCAAAGTTATAGTCTTTAAACTCTTCTTGCTGCTCAAGATAAGTTTTCAGATTGTTTTTGATATTCTGAAAATCAAGAGCGCTTGACTTGATAGTTGTCGCCATTATCGTAACCTATTAAGTACCGTTGTGATTTCTACAATTTCATCTGTGTTAACGACAGTAAATACGACCGTAACATCAACAGAATTGTAATCTGGTTGAACTTTTGCATCTATACGAAGAGACTTTCTGTCTACTCTAGGTTCGTATGTGATCAGAGCGTTTCTGATAGCTTCTTCTATATCTCTTTCTGAACCAAAATCTGCTAGTTCAAATAGAATGTTGTTCAGGTCTGCACCAAAGTAAGGATCAAAAGGCTTCTCGTTTAGATTTGTCATGAGAAGAGACTTCACCGCTTGCTTTACTGCATTTGCATTCTGCTTCTTGTAAATTTCACCCGAAGTTGGTTTTACACTGAAAGATAAATCAATGTCAAGATATTCTTTATTACGAGTTGCTGCAACCGTAGCAGTACCAAGATTGCCTTCCTCTATTGATAATGCTCGTGTAGTTGCCATGAGATTCTCTCTAGTTCTGTTCTTTTATTTATATCAGTCCAGCTGGACTTCTATCAGTTCGTCTTTAGAAAGTAGGCTACCATTGTAGCGAGTCTCCACATTCTTAGAGAAAATCACATCAAAAGATTCAGGTACTGTAGGCATCTCCACTGCAATCTGAGAAGTAAGAGACCCATCAGGATTGTAAATGTCGTACTCAAGATACAGCCCTTCAAAATTAAAATAGTCTTTCCAGTACTCTGCTAGATCGAATGTTTTATCGTGATCAATATTGCCTTCTTGATCAATCAGTTGGTACACTACAAGATGTCCTGTTTGCTTTTTCAGATTTTCACCAGAAACAGATTCGTCAGGTCCACCACGATACACACCTTCTGACACAATTAGACGAACATCATTAAAAAGGTCTGTGTTACCTGTTACAACTCGCATGAGTTCTGCTTGAAGGTATAGTTGTCTTGCAAGGCTTGATCTAGCAGCAGGGCTACCAATAAAACCCATGTTTGTTCTGTCACCATATGCACCGAGAAACTTTGCAATCGTGATTCCCGGTCCTAGTTTAGTTGCGGGCGAGATAGACGATGCAGAAACAAAGTTCGGATTATATGTCGGATCTGGAATAATGATCATGGTGAAAATCTCTTGCTCAGATTTCTAAGAGGGTTGCCGATAACAGTCTTGCCAAATCTCGGTGAAGGATCTTTGGGAGAAACTCTACCCATCTTGGGAGGAGCTGGGTTGCCGTACTCAGAATTGATTCTGCCTTCTCCGACCATCTTTGCTGCAAGAGAAGACTTGTTAGCGGGATCTCTGAAAGAAGAGCGTAGTTCTTGTGTGGTAGGAACTTTCTCAAAGAGACCATTGTAGTCGTCTTTGAGTAGAATTTTATCTCTTAACTTGTTACCAGCATCAATAGAAACATTCCGAATAGCATAAGATCCACCAAGCAAGTGAATGCCTACGAGAGGCGCATACGGAGGCGGGGCAGAAGGCGGCACGATTTGCATCTTGTAGAATGTAACAGGTCCTGCACCAAGACTTGATGCACTATTTGAGTACATTGTAGAGATTGACTGTAGACTCTGCCCAAAGAACGAGCCATAGAATGCAGCACCCGATGCAAATGGGACAGGACCTAGAGGACCTTGATATACCTTACCCGTGAAGTCAATAGCTGAACCACCGATGCTTCCTGACACACCAATGACAGAGACTTTAGTAGCCGAGATATTTGCAGTCTTAGAAACAGCCACCCATTCGTCTTTGCCTGACATGAAGATTGTTTTATCTGCTACAACGTCAATATTTGCTTCGGACTCAATAGAATAGTCACCGTCAACAATTGTCTTCTTGCTGCCAAGAACAACATCAGTGCTTTTCTCTAGGGTCTTGACCATTCTAGATTTCTTGGTAATATACTCAGATTCACCGCTTGTGGTAACTCTGTGGTTCTGACCAATACTTTCTTTATGATGTCCTGCTACATTGACAGTGTAGTTGCCACCTACATCTACATTATAGTCACCAGAGACTTGCAGGTTAAGATTACCCTTATAAATGAGTTTACCTTCACCTTCAATTATGGTAGTATGATCACCACCGGTGACTTCAATCTTGTTATTAACAGCAGAAACGATTACAGAACCATCTGCCCGCATCTCAACACCAGCACCCTTACGATGCTTGATAAGAATTCTTTCTCCTCCAGGTGTGTCATCATACTCAACAATGTGTCCCGAAGAAGTTTCTTGAACTTGATTGAAGGGGTACTGAGAAGGCTCTTGAGGTTCTATGTCCAGTGAGACACCAATGTCACCGCCGCCAATATACAGATTGTTTACTTGTACGCCACGAGCAGCACGATTGATTGACGATCCATACAAATAGTCCGTCTTGGGATATTCTCCAGTCGGATCTTGAAAGCCATCAATCGGGATCCCTTCAGTCTCGTCTACTGCAGGGTTTTCACCTAATCTTCTTTTGTTCTTCGTAGTTGTCATACGGGTCTCTGTTGAATCAAGTCTGCAGGTTCAAAAGAAGTGTCTTCTAGTAGGTTATCATACACAGACTTCTTTCTAAACAAATTTTCTGCATATTCAATCACATCAAAATACGGGTCATTATGGTTCTCAGACAGGTCATTGTGACCCATTACTTGACCACCATGATATCTAGAGTAGAATGCTTCAAGCACTTTTTCTAGAGTGAGCATCTGAATTCTAGTAAATGATTGAGAAGATGCGTACTGTTCGGGATTCTCTGTACCACTCGGAGCATTGATACCACCAACCAGAGCAACATCAATACAGCGAGTCTTGTGTTCTCTCACATCACTAGAAACTGTAACTTTGTCAAGAGGAACTCCTCTCTGTAGTCTACCGTCTCTACGAATTACAAAGTGGTACTGAATACCATCAAACCCTTCTTCATTGTGAAGCGTGTGGAGCTCTTCACAACCTATGTTCGCATTTGTGTAAGTGTCCGTTGAATGAACGATCAGTTCTGATATGTCCCGATTGACTTTGGCAATCTCAGCAAGCAATTCTTCTTTTGATTCAATGTAAGTAAACGCAGAGAATTCAGAAGCAGAGCCCTTGTAGCGGTTTGCAAGTTCTGTGAGATTCACATCCTCGCTGAAGAATTCTTCTACACTCTTGACAATAGACCCGGAGATTGTCGTATCTAGTTTGTCCAGGTCTCCTTCAACCACTAGTGTTCTTTCTTCAAAGACTCTAATTTCTTCAGGATCAATACCTTGAACCTCGGCTTTAGATTTGACTTCACTGATAAATTGTCCTACAGAACCTTTCTCGTTTACAGATGAAATGATATCTCTCATCTCAGGAGAGAAGTTCTTGGTGTTCTTCATGATCTCTTTTACAGCAGCAGTTCTCTGCTTGGGATCGCCACTGATTGCTTGACCAATAAGATCAGAAAGCTCAGCATCACTGAATTCTGTACCAAAAGCTAGCCTGTTTATAGCAGAAGATGCTTCTCTTGTCAAGTCTTCTGCAATATCTTGAAGCAAACCAAATCCTGTTGCAATACCTGTATTCGTAGTGAAAGCAGTAATCTGAGCAGTGAGCTTATTGATTTCACCGATAGTTTGACCAACGCCTGTTTCTATTTGATTTACGGCACTTTTTATATCAGTGATTACTTCTCCCAGAGGTCCTCCAGGAACAGGGATCAGACTATTGTTTCCAGTGAAGTTTGTAAGCTCAGAAGGATTCTCAACGCCTGCAACATTAAGAGCAACATTGGTGGCAGCAATTGCTGGATTCAAAGCTGCAATAGCAGATGCAGATTTAACGATCCCTGTTAGATCACCACCCTTTACTGCTTCTGTAAGATTAGAAACTTCCCCACCAGAAACTACATCTAGCGCACCCGTTACATCATCTAAAAGACCTTTTGATTTTGAAGAAACATCGTCAGTTGTCGCTTTCACCGCATCCAATGCACTTCCACCAATGCCTACATCACTGAAAGCTGTCTTGAGAGCGCCTAGACCCGTGATCAACTGAATGATGCTCGATATCGCAGTAGCAACACCGCCACCAATAGGTTCTACAAGAGAGAATAGCTCATCAGCAAGACCCGCAGAATCAGCAGCAGCAGAATCTAAATTTTGTGCAGAATCGGTAAAACTCTGAAGACTAATATCAAGAGTAGATGTTTCTGGATCAAATAGTTTACCTACACCAGGAACGCCTTCTGTCATTCTACATACTGCGTCACCAAGCGTAGTCGTACCCGCATCATCAATCTTTGTCTCTAGACTCTCAAACCCAGCGACAACTTCTCCTGATTTATTACCTATGAGAGTTGCCTTATTAATATACTGTGCGTCTACAGCTTTGCTTACAGCGCCGTCTAAGTC